CGGGTCGCAACCTCTTGGCCGCCATCTACGAGCATACGATGGGCTTCCCGCCAGGTTGGCTGAGCGATGCCGCGAAGCCTACGGAGACGCCGTCCTCCCGCAACTCACCGAGGCCGTAGGGCGCGCGATCCTGCAAGTCGACGCCGCTCTCGCTCTGGACGTGACCCCATGACCCTCGCCCTCCGCTCCCCGTTCCCCGAGTACCTGGATCAACCGGCCATGCCTGACGATTCCTCGAACGTCGTCCCGTTCACGCCTCGCAAGGTCCCGCTCTGGTCCTCGACCGGGCCAGCGTGGATGATCCTGCGCGTCACCTCGAACATGGCGCGGAAGGTGTCGGAGGTCCTGACCGAAGCGGGGATCCGCTGCTACGTCCCCATCGAGAAGTACCGGCCGGCGAACCACTGGAAGGCCAAGACCCGTCCGCTGATCCCCGGATACCTCTTCGCCGAAATCCTCAACGACGATCACCTCGACCTGGCCCGCGAGAACCATGCGGTGCGCGAAGTCATGTGCGACCACGAGCGCCCGGTGCAACTCCCCTCGGTCGTTATCGGGACCATGGTGGCGATGGAGGCGCTGCACATGTTCGACCGGACGTGGAAACCGGTCTATCGAACCGCGAAGGGCAGGGGAAAGCGCGCCGTCGTCCACCAGAGCCGGTGGGAGCATGGCCAGCGAGTGCGGGTGATCCATGGCCCGTTCGCCACCTTCGAAGGCACGATCACCCGCATTGACCGCAACTCGCGGCTCGAGGTGCTGCTGACCATCTTCGGGCGCGCGACCCCGATCTCAGCGGACGACTCCTCAATCGAGCCGATGTCATGACCAAGCAGGAAGCGCGACCCATGAGTGAGGCCATCGAGATACGGTTCGTCGGCCACCTGGAGAAACTGGATATCGGCCCCGACGATCGCTTCGTGTTGACCTGCGATCAGCGTCTTTCGATGGAGGTCATCGAACACATTCAGCGCCAATGGAAAGCCTTCTGCGACGCCAAGTTGATCGTCTTGGACTGTGGTCTCAAGCTGGGCGCGATCAACGTCACCGTCGCCGAGGCGCTAAAGGAGGAAGCCCGATGAAATTGAGCGAGCTGCCGATAGCGCTGACTTCGCCGGCCGAGCAGGCGAGTCCCGGCCCATGCACGATCACGCCCAATCCCAAGGAGCCGCCGACCCCTCGCCCACGCATGAGCTTCGGTCGCTGGGCAGGCGCAATGACCTTAGCCGCCTTGATCGCCGAGACTGCGCCCCCGTCGGAATCCATTCTGGTTCTCATCGCCGGTTGGATCGCCGCGCTGCTGATCAGCTTGCCCAGCCCTATCGAGTGAAACTTGACCATTGAGCGAACCTATGAGACACCATCGCCGCAAGGCCCGCTTCTGCGGGTGGGATGACTGCCCGGACGGCGAGGTCTCCTAGGGGACTGACGCGAGGGGCAACCCCTGAGGCGCTCACAGCAGCGACCTCCAGTGCGTAAGCCATGACCATTCGAATCGCGGCCTAGCCGCCATCCCCTTCGCCCGGCCCAGCCTCACCCACGCAAAGCCGTAACCCATGACTGTGAGCGCGGGCGAAACCCACATGGCTGACCATCGCAGCCCAGAGGCAGCGCGCTACCGTCGCTGGTACGGCCTGGCCGCATGGGCGAGAGCCCGTGAAGCACAGAGGGCGAAGCAGCCCCTATGCGAGCGATGCCAGGCCAAAGGCTTCATCGTCCCCATGGATGCGGTGAACCATCGGACGCCCCACAAGGGCGACTGGGCCCTCTTCATCGACTCCGAGAACCATCAGTCGGTGTGTGCCGAGTGCCATGACGGGCCGATCCAATCCCAAGAGCGGAGCGGCAGGGCCAATGGTCGGGTCGGATACCGAAGCGCAGTCGATGCGACAGGGCTCCCGACCGATCCCAGGCACCCGTTCAACCGCGGCTAGCGGCTCTCCCTGAAATCAAGCGGCCCAACCCAGCGCGTCAACGCTGAGCCGGGCCTGACCACCAACCACCTGACCAGAGGTGACCGATGGCTGATCCGGCCTATACGGCTGCGCGCGCCTGCGTGGAATGTGGAAGTCTCTTCGAAGTTGGGAGCCGGTGTCAGGGTCGCCCGAGGCGCAGATGCTTCGAATGCGTACCGCATAAGCCCCGCCCTAGCTCAAACGGGCCCGGAAAGGGCAACACGCCACACAAGCCATGCACCTGCAGGCTGTGCGGCGCGGCCTTCCTCTCACGAAGAGCCACCGCCCAGAGGTGTCCCGGCTGCCGTACGCGGACTGAGGGAAGCGTGACGCGCGAAGTGCTGATTGCGAGAAAGCGCGCCGCCTCACCGGTCTATCGTGATCACACCTGCGAGGGGTGCGGCGCCACCTTCAGGCCGAAGCGGGTCGACCGGCTGAGGTTCTGCTCTCGCGAGTGTTCCACCGAGCACCGCCACGGGAAGGCGGACCCCATGAGGTGGCCGCATTGCGCGGTCCACTTCACCCAGTGCCGATGTTGCGCGCGGCAGTTCGCCTCCCGCACCTCGGCCTTGGTGTGCAGCGAGGCGTGCCGAGAAACAGAAGCGAGCAGGGACCGCGCTGCTAGGCTGAGCGGCGCTGCATGCGCCGAGTGTCGTGAAGCCTTCGCCCCCACCAGTCTTGGGGTTCTCACCTGTTCGCCCATCTGTAGGCGCCGACGCAAGAGACGGTTGGCCAAGCTGAGGCCCGAGTGGCGAGACCTGAAGCGCAGCAGGCGCAAGGCCGAGAAGCTCAAGCGAAGGGCAACCGTGGTTGAGACGGTCAACCTATTGCACGTCCTAGAACGCGACAACTGGACCTGCATGATCTGCGGAACACCCACACCGAGACACCTGCGAGGCACGTACGAGCCGAACGCACCGGAGGTGGATCACATCATCCCCGTCTCAAAGGGCGGCGAGCACTCGTACCGAAACACACAGTGCGCGTGCAGGCGCTGCAACGGGCTGAAGTCCGACGCGATGCCGATAGCAGCGTGACGAACCCCACCGGGGGGGGGCCTTGCGATATCTGGGGCCAACCCGATCGGACACCGGGGCTGCCTTTTCGACAGAATTAGTTAGGCCACAGGGCCGCTTCATCTGAGGTCTCATGGGACTGCGAGGACCGGGCGCTCGCCGCCGGATCGACGCCAGTTCCGGGGCCACGAAAAGCCCGAAACGGCCGGTTTGGCGAAAGCCTGGCCTGAGCCGGATACAGAGGAACATCTCCTTTCTGGAGTCGCTCCCGGTCACGAAGGGCAAGCTAGTCGGGCGCAACATCACCCTGTTGCCGGGCCAACGTGAGTTCGTCACCGACCTCTACGGCGACGAGCAAATCCGCATCGCGATCAAGAGCGAGCCGCGGGGAAACGGCAAGACCGGGCTCCTGGCGCCGCTGGCGCTCTGCCACCTTCTCGGCCCCGAAGCGGAGCCTCGGGGGGAAGTCTACTCGGCGGCGATCGACCGGCAGCAGGCCGGCATCATGTTCAACGAGATGGAAGCCGTGATCTTGGCGGTTCCGGAGTTCGCCGCGAGGGTGAACATCCAGCGCTTCCACAAGCGGATCGAAGTCCTCGACGGGGACGGCAAGGGCTCGGTTTACGAGGCGCTCTCAGCCGACGCCCGTCGCGCCCACGGTCTGGCCCCCTCGCTCTGGGTCTACGACGAGCTCGCCCAAGCGAAAGACCGGGTTCTGCTCGACAACCTCGTCACCGCGATGGGCAAGCGCGACCGGACGTTGGGCGTGATCATCTCGACCCAGGCGCCGAGCGACGAACATCCGCTCTCCCAACTGATCGACGACGGGCTGACCGGCGCGGACAAATCGGTGCTCGTGCGGCTCACCGCGGCGCCGGAAGACGCGGATCCGTTCTCACTGGAAACGCTGCGCTCGGTGAACGCGGCGCTCGGCATCTTCCTCGACGAAGGCGACCTCCTGGCCGAAGCGGAGCGCGCCCGGCGCATCCCGGCGTTCGAGCCGGCCTATCGAAACCTTCGCCTCAATCAGAGGGTCGATTCCTCCAGCGAGAACCGGCTGGCCACGGCGGGCGTCTGGAAGCTCGGAGCAACGCCAGTGGATCTGGACAGGCTCAGGGGCCGCAAGTGCTACGGCGGGCTGGACCTCTCCGGAAAGCATGACCTCACCGCCCTGGTCCTGGTCTTTCCGGACGATGATCCGGAGCCGTCCTACGACATCGTGCCGTTCTTCTGGACGCCTGAGGGGGCGATGGAGGCGCGGGCCCAGGCCGAGAAGGACCGCTTCAAGGAGTGGATCAAGGGCGGCCATCTCACGCCGATCCCCGGCCCGGTCATCCGCTTCCGCACCGTGGCTGAGCGGCTGTCGGCTCTGAAGCAAGACTACGGCTTCGACGTCCAGGCCGTCGGCTACGACCGGTGGCGGATCGACGAACTGAAACTGGAGATCGAGGACGTCGGCGGCGCCGTCGACCTGGAGGAATTCGGCCAAGGCTGGAAGGACATGGCTCCGGCCATCGAGTTCTTCACCGAGTGCGCCCTGACCGGCCGCCTGCATCACGCCGGCCATCCGGTGCTCACTGCCTGCGTCGCCAACGCCATCCTGGTCTCGGACCCGGCCGGCAACATGAAGATCGACAAGGGCAAATCGAACAGCCGCGGAACCACCCGCATCGACGGCGCCGCGGCGCTGCTCATGGCGCTGGGAACGGCCCGGCGTCATGTCCCGACCGAGGCCGAGGAATTCCAACTGATGTTCGTCGGCTAGGAGACTCAACCATGAACCGCGCCTATGCCGTGCTCGAAATCAAGAGCGTGAACGAAGGCGACCGCGTGATCCGCGGCGTCGCCACGACTCCGACGCCTGACCGGATGGGCGATGTCGTCGAACCGCTCGGCGTGAGCTTCAAGAACCCGCTGGCCTTGCTCTGGCAGCATCGCTCCGATCAGCCCGTCGGCACGGTCAAGTTCGACAAGCCCACCAAGGACGGGATCACGTTCGAGGCGACCATCGCCGACATCTCCGAGCCCGGCACCCTGAAGGACCGCCTGGACGAAGCCTGGCAGTCTGTGAAGACCGGCCTGGTGCGCGCCGTCTCCATCGGCTTCCGGGCGCTGGAATACTCGTTCATGGATGAGGGCGGGGTCCGCTTCATCTCGAGCGAGGTCCTCGAGCTTTCCCTGGTCACGATCCCGGCGAACGCCGACGCGACCATCAACCAAATCCGGTCGATCGACACCGAGCAGCTTGCCTCCACTGGCGCTGAGCTGACGGCGGAACCCGACCTCACCGGGGCCAAGCTGGTCCCCGCGCCGAAGCCCGAGAAGTCGGTCCACGTCGCGAAACTCAGCCCCCCGGCCCTCCACAGGGCGGACCCCTTCGTCATTCGCAACATCAAGCGCCTGGGCTGAGCCCCGAGCGCCGGAGAGATCCCAATGAAGACCTACGCCGAACAGATCACGGCCTACGACGCGCGCCGCGCGTCCGCGGTCGCCGCCATGAAGTCGATCATGGACAAGTCCGCCGAGGCCGGTGAGACGCTCGATGCCGACGAGCAGGAAGAATACGACGGCCACGAGAAGGACATCGAGGCCATCGACGGCCAACTGAAGCGCCTCAAGAGCCTCGACAAGCTGAACGCGGCGACCGCGAAGCCGGTGAACGGCGCCGGCGAAGACGACGCTTCTCGCTCGCGCACCGTCGGGACGACCCAGGTCACGGTCAAGGGCGACAACCTGCCCAAGGGCATCCGCTACGTCCGCTTCCTCGGCGCGAAATACCTGGCCTCGCAGCAATTCCGGCCGGCCGCCGACATCGCCAAGGAGATGTGGCCGGATACCCCGGAAGTGGAACTGGCCCTGCGTTCGGCCGTCGCCGCGGGCACGACCTCCGACACCACCAACGCCGGCCCGCTGGTCGTCCAGCAGAACATCGCCAGCGAGTTCGCTCAGCTTCTGGTCCCGGCCACGATCATCGGCCGCATCCCGGGCCTGCGCGCCGTGCCCTTCAACATCAAGGTCCCGCGCGCCACCCAGAACCCGACCGGCTACTGGGTCGGTGAAGGCAAGGTCAAGCCGCTGTCGGCCATGGCGTTCGACTCGGTGACGCTTGGCATCGCCAAGGTGGCCGGCATCGTGCCGATCACCGAGGAGCTGCTGCGCTTCTCCAGCCCGGCGGCGGAAGGGATCATCCTGGACGGCCTGCGTGACGCGCTCGCGTACCGCACCGACCGCGACTTCCTGGACCCCTCCAAGGCTTCGGACGATGTCAGCCCGGCGTCGATCACCAACGGCGTCACGGCGATCACCCCGACGGGCACCACGGCCGACGCCTTCCGCGACGACCTGGGCTCGATGCTGGCCAACTACATGGCTGACAACCAGGCCGTCGGCGGCCTGGTGCTGGTGACGACCTCGACGATGGCGATGCGCCTCTCCCTGATGCGCAACACCCTCGGGAACAAGGAATTCCCGGACATCTCGATCAACGGCGGCTTCCTGGAAGGCATCCCGGTGATCACGTCCGAGAACATCGCCGCGCCGACCGGCTCGCCGTTCGACGGGACCTTGATCGTCGCCATCAACGCCAGCGAAGTGATGCTGGCGGACGAAGGCGGCGTCTCGATCGACATCAGCCGCGAGGCTTCGCTGCAGATGGATTCGGCTCCGGACAGCCCGGAAGCCGCCTCCACCATCTCGGTCAGCCTGTGGCAGCACAACATGGTCGCCTTCAAGGCCGAGCGCTTCATCAACTGGACGAAGCGTCGTTCCGCTGCGGTGCAGTACATCAACGGCGCCAACTACAAGTAAGCGTTCAACTGAGAGGCCGGGCCGGGGAGCAATCCTCGGCCCGCTTTCGTGGGAGACACCATGGTTCAGATCATCGCCACGCGCGAAATCCAGTACGCCGGCAAGCGCGTCCTCGCGGGCGAGAGCTTCGACGCGACCGAGAAGGACGCGAAGATCTACGTCGCCGTGAAGCGCGCCACGCTGGCGGGCTTCGTCGAGCCGCCGGCCATGCTCAAGACGATGGCCGCGCCGGCGCCTGCCGAGCCCGTGGCCCCCGCCGCCGAGCCCGTTGACCCCGCGAAAGAGGAGGCCGCGCCGGATGCGCCGGCGCACCCTCAGACCTACAGCCGCCGCGACATGACGGCGGCTGGCCCGACTGGTCCGGCCAATCCGTCGCCATCATCGCGTCGGGGCCATCCGCGAAAGGCCAAGACCTAAGCCTCCTCAGGGGTCGCGTTCGCGTCGTCGCGATCAAGGAGAGCCTCAATCTCTGCCCCTGGGCCGACATGGTCTATGGCTGCGACCCCGCCTGGTGGCGACATCGCAATGGGCTGCCGGATTTCATGGGCGCAAAGGTCGCCTGGTCCGGCGCATCGATCGATTTCCCCGACATCCTTCGAGCCGAGATCGAAAGAGTCGGCTCGGGCTTCTCGCAGAAAATGCTGTTCGGAGCGGTTGGCCGCATAGGCGGCGGCGGGAACAGCGGCTTTCAGGCGCTTAACCTCTCCGTCCAGTTGGGCGCGAGGCGTGTCCTGCTCATCGGCTTCGACATGCACGGCCGCGGCGGCGTCCATTGGTACGGCCGCAACAACTGGCCGAGCGCGAACAATCCTGACGACGGCCACTTCCGCAAGTGGCTGGCCGCCTTCAACGCCGCCGCTCCGGTCCTCTCCGAGATTGGCGTCGAGGTCATCAACGCTTCGCCGCTGAGCGACCTGAACGCTTTCCCGCGCCGCGGCGTGGCCGACACCCTCAAGGAATGGGGCCTTTCGTGAAGCGATCGATTTTCGTCGGCTACGACCGCCGAGAGGCTGTTGCGTTCTCGGTCGCGATGGGCTCGGCGGGTCGGCATCTGAGCGAGTTCGTCCCGCTCCACGGGCTGTTCCTCGACTACCTGATCGACAAGGGGCTCTACCGCCGGCCGCTGGAATATCGCGATGGC